AGACGACTCATCGCCGCGGTCGATGCCGCGGTCGCCAGTCTCCCTCACAACGAACACATCGCCATCCTGCGCGCCTACTCGCTCACTGCCGACGTCTGGCGACTGCGCGAATCATGGATCGACCTCGAGGAGCGCGCGCGCATCATGATCCGCGAACACCTGAGACAACGGAGGATCGAATGACACGACCCAGCCTTTCGGAACAGGTCGTCCAGGCCGGAATCCACGTCTGCACCATCATCATCGTCGGCGTCGCGCTCGCGGCCGGCGTCATGCTGCTCGCGCTTCTCATCGCGCTGATCGGCGCCCCGATGATCGCGCTGGTCGATGTTGTCAGCGCCTGCGTGCAGCACTGGACGGCGGGGTGGAAGCCATGAACCTACCAACCGAACTTCGCCGCACCTACCACCTGGCCGACGTCGATCCGTCGCATCCGATCCGGCGCGCGGCGGACGAGCTGGAGCGGCTCGGGGCGGAGCGCGACGCGCTGCGGGCGGAGCGCGACGCTCTTAAGGCAGCACGCATTGCGTATGCAAGCGAGTTCCCGCCCAACGCTGACGGCGAACCCGATGTTGGCAACATTCACGCCAACATTCGCCTGCTGAAGAAACAGTGTGCAGAGCGCGACGGGCTGCTGCGTGAAGCACTGGATCGCGAAAATCGTTACGTGATGCCGCTGTACCGTGACATCAACTATGCGGCCCGCCTGCGCCGTGCGCTGGACATCGACCCCAACGACTACTACAAGATCGAGGACACAGGATCGTGAGCGACGACAACGTACACATCGAACGCCGGTACGCTGACCACATGCTGATGAAGCTGGCCGCCCGACTCGCGTGTAACGAGGACGGTGAGTTGGCGCAGTACCTGCGCGACTGCATCGATCAGCGCGGCCGATTGCGGGAGGTGTGCGAGATGGTGCTGCGGCCGTACTTCCGGCAGATGAAGATGGACGCCACGGTGCGCGAGATCGACCGGGCGCTGGGTCAAATTGGCAAGGTGGAGTGATGGACATTGCGAGGATCGAGGCAGTTGGGCTGTGGATCGTGCTGCCGCTGTGCATCGCCATCGTAGCGTCCGTGTGGATGATCGTTTACGGGAGTAAGGATGATGACGAGTAATCCGTACATGGATTCGCTGCTTGCGGCACGAGCAGCAGACGAGGGCGAGAAAACCGGCCCGCAGCCCGTGGCGTGGCGGTGGAAACATCAGCGCGACGAGCGGTGGACATATGGACAGCAACCGAAACATCTCGTGCCACCACGCGGCAAGGAACTGATCGGCTATTACATCGTTGAGCCACTGTTCGCAGAGCCGCCCACGCCAGAGTGGACGCTGCGAGAACAGCTTGGGCGGGTGTGCGAGGAGCGCGACGCGCTGCTGGCGCTGCTGCGAGATACCGTGCCGCAACTGACTGAGATCGTCAGGATGACAAATGCCGAGTTTGTCGCAGACGCGCATAACGCGGCGCTTAGCCGGCTGCGCGCGGCGGCGGCAGAGAGGAGGAAGTGATGTGCAATGTGGATGACGCCGACGGAATGGTGAAGACGCTCGGCGCCGACGAGCGCCCCGTCGCGAAGGCGGCGCACCGCTGCGCCGAGTGCGGGCGCGTCATCGAGCCGGGCGAGCGGTATCTGCGCGAGCGGTATGTGTGGGACGGCAAGTTCACCGTGCACAAGACCTGCGCGCACTGCGAGGTTGCGCGCGACTGGCTCGCGCAAGAGTGCGGAGGCTGGTTGTACGGCGGTGTCGAAGAGGACATCCGCGAGCACTGCTTCGGCTACGGCTACGGGATGGACCTGTACCGACTCGCCGTCGGCATCGCGTGGAAGTGGCGCACGCCTCGCGGCCGGCTGCTGCCAGTGCCGGCGGTGCCGCAGACGGGGCACGAGATTGCGGCAGCGAGGAGCGAGCGATGACGCTGCCGCCGCTGCCTGAGCCGGACCTGCTGGTATTCGACGACGCGCTACAGTCGCCGATCGACGGGTGGACCCGCTCGCAGGTCCATGCTTACGCCGTCGAGGCCGTCGAGGCCGAGCGCGAGGCATGCGCGCAGCTGTGCGAGACGGTCACCCGCCCGCTGAACGACGGGTTCGACGGAGCTTTCGACAACGGCATTGAAGTTGGCGGCGATATGTGCGCGACCGCAATCCGCGCCCGAGGCGCGAAGGGGCAGGGCAATGGGTGACATCGTCAAACTCGCGAGGTCGACATACTGCAAGGACACGCGGATTGCGCATTGGGACGGGTGTGAGGACTGGCACTCTGGCTGCATGATTCTGAAGCTTGCAAACGAGGTCGAGCGTTTGCGCGCCGAGCTGGCGTCCGCCGAGCGTGAATGCAGCGTGCGGGCCAGGCGCGAACTCGGATATCTGGCGCGAGCGCAGGCGGCCGAATCCGCGCTCGCCGCGCAGCCGCAGGCCGAGGTGCAGCCATCCATCGGCGTCCAGGCATGTCGGCCCGAGGACCGCGCGATGCTGGCGACGCCGGTCGGTGCCGAGTTGGTCGCGAAAGTCGCGCAGGCCATCGCTGTCCCGACGGCCGTCGCCACTGCACCGGAGCGCATCTGGCTCCAGATCGGTGACGATCGCGACTGCATGGACGAGCCGTTCCCCGGCGATGAAGTGACATGGTGCGCGGACAGCGTCTTGGGCGCCGAGGTCGAGTACGTGCGTGCGGACCTCGCCGCCGCGCAGTCCAACGGATGGAAAGCGTGCGTGGAGCGCAACGCGGAGATCGTGCGTCGCCGCAAGGCTGGCGAGACGCTCGCTGCAATCGCGCGCAGTTACGGGTTGTCCCGCGAGCACGTTCGCCGGGTCGTAGCGACCGCAGAGCGCAGGGAGGCATCACGCGGGCAACGCCCCGCTTGACGCCAAGTCCGCAATATAGGACACTACATCCATCGGCAGGGCAATGAGGCCCGCCGCAACTGGCAGGAGGCCAGAATGAACAAGCCGACCACGATTCGCATCCACGCCGCCCAGTTCGCCGACGAGGACGACTGCCTCGCCGCTGCGGCCGAGGCCATCGCAGCAGAGCGTGACCTCGACGGCTGGGATCTGGGCGCCCGCTGGGCAGACGACCAGCGGGAGTGGATCCTCGTCGACGTGCCGGCCGACGAGGCCGGGCACGACGCCGCCCGGCTGATCGAGGCCGGGCACGACCCGGAATCGCTGGTCCACATCCTTACGGCCAACGATGGCCGGGTCTACGTCGGGCTGTCGAGCCCGCTCCCGCCGTCGGCGGACCTGACCGGCTACATAAGCCGGTACTACACGCTGGCCGAACTGGCCGGCTGGTACGTCGAGACCGAAGACAAAATCGAGCACCGCGTCAGCGACGCGGACACGATCGACGGCGTCGAACGATTCGGCGTCGGCGTGCTGGTCGAGTGGGCCGTCGAGCGCGGTATCGCGCGCGACGGCAACCGCGTGCGGGCGATCATCACGCCGGCAGGCGAGCGGATCACGCAGTTCTGAGTCCAACGCCCTTCCGATGAGCCAGTTGCTCGCCGCCTTCGGCGAGGCTCTCTACGGGCCTCGCTGGCAGTCCGACCTCGCCCGCGACCTGGGCGTGTCGGACCGCGCCATGCGCAGGTGGGCGGCAGGCACGCACAAGCCGCCTCCTGGGCTGGCCGACGAGCTCCTGCGGCTGGCCAGGGCGCGCAGGGCGCTGCTGTGGCAGTTGGAGTTCAAGCTCACGAAAAGCCACGCTTGACCCCCGCCAAGCTCCCGAAGTAGGCTTGACGCCGGTGGGGGGAAGTTGCCCCCGCAGCCCTGAGGCCCGCCCGGTCACCCGACCCGGCGGGCCTCAGTCATTGGAGCGTGACTTTGGCCAAGCAGCGCGACCCGGCAGCACCGCCCAAGGCGGCCGGCGCTCGCCCGAAAGCCGCCAAGAGGGCAGCAGAGGCCGCCGTTGCCGCCGCCCAGGCCATCGCCAGGCGCCGCGGCGGCCAGACGATCCGCACGCCCGAGATCATCGACGAGATCCTCGAGCGCATCTCCGCCGGCGAATCCCTGCGCGGCCTGTGCAGCGACGATCACATGCCCGCCTGGCGCACCGTCATGGATTGGCTGCGATCTGACCCCGATTTCGCCGCAGCGTATGCGAGCGCGCGCGAAGCCCAGGGCGACGTGATGGACGACCGGATCATGGAGGTCGCCGAGGCGGTCCGGCAGGGCGCGATGGACCCGCAGGCGGGGCGAGTGGTGCTGGGGGCCTACCAGTGGCGAGCCGAGCGCCTGGCGCCTCGCGTGTACGGGTCCGTGACGCACGTGCGGCACTCCGGCGGCGTGGCGGTGGCCCAGATCGAGATGGACGACGACCACGCGGTGCGCGCGGCCAACGCGATCATCGACGGCGTCCGGGAGTCGAGGGGCGGATGACCGTCAGCCAGCAGGCGCTGCGCGCACTCGCCGCAGCCTGCCGGGACGACGTGATCGGCTACTCGTGCTTCGTCGACCGCAACTACCGCCCGAATCGGTTTCACCGCTTCGTGGCGCGCAAGGTCGCGGCTGCGCTCGCTCGAGGCCACGGCCGGCTGATCATCCAAGCGCCGCCGCAACATGGAAAGCAGATCGCCGACGACACGCCGGTCCTGACCGCAACCCGCGGCTGGACGGTGCATGGCGCGCTGCGGGTCGGTGACCAGGTGTTCGGGCCTGACGGCGTGCCGGCGGCGGTCGTGGCGGTCGGGCCGACGGCGCCCCAGGACTGCGAAGTCGAGTTCACCGACGGCACTGTGATCCGGTGTCACGAGCGGCACGAGTGGACCGTGTTCGACCGTAGCGGCGGCAAGCGGTGGCGCACGATCGAGACGCTCGACATCGAGCGCGTGCGGGCCTACCACGGTCCGCGCGGCCAGCGAGGCTCGCGCGCGCGCTTCCAGTTGCCGCCGCGCGCGTCGCTGCAGATGCCGGACGCCGCGCTGCCCGTTGAGCCCTACACACTGGGCGCCTGGCTCGGCGACGGCTCGGCCGGCAAGTCCGTCATCACGCACGCTGCGAGCGACCAGGCGGTGGTCGCCGCGGTCGGGCAACACTACCCGCAGTCGGCGCAGTCGGCGCAGTGGGCGCATCCAACGACGGGCGTCCTCACCACGTCGTTCGGCGGTGGGCCGAATCGACCCGGCGCGCTGACGATCGGGCTGCGAGAGTCCGGTGTGCTGCGCAACAAGCACATCCCAGGCGCCTATCTGACCGCATCCGTTCGACAGCGCCTCGAGCTCCTTGCCGGGCTGATCGACACCGACGGCTACGTGTTCCAGCTCGACCAGCGTGTGTGCTTCTCGACGTGCGAGCCGGCGCTCGCATCCGACGTCGCCGCGCTGGTCCGCACGCTAGGCTGGCGCGCGACGGTGTACGAGGCCGAGCCCGCGACCTCGAGTTCCGGCATCGAAGGCCGGCGCACGGTCTACCAGGTGACGTTCACCCCGGACCGCGCGGTGCCGACTCGCCTTGATCGGAAGCGCATCGAAGGCCGCCCAGGCTGCCAGCGTCGCGTCGGCATTGCTGCGGTGCGCCGCGTCGCGCCGACAAGCGGGCGCTGCATCCAGGTCGACCGCGACGACGGGCTGTACTTGGTCGGGCGCGAGCTTGTGCCGACGCACAACAGTCGCCTGCTCTCGCAGCTGATGCCGGCCTACGCGATGGGGCGCTACCCCACGCGACGCATCATCGCGGCCAGCTACGGCGAGGAGCTCGTCCAGTTCAACGGCGCGGCGGTACGCGACTTGGTCGCATCGCCCGAGCACCGGCTGATCTTCCCGGAGGCGCCGCTATCGGCGTCGACGGCGGCCAAGGACTTCTTCCAGACCGAGTCGGGCGGGCGATACCTTGGCACGACGGTGCGAGGCGGCGCCACCGGCCATTCGGCCGAGATCGCGATCATCGACGACCCGATCAAGGACCGCGCCGAGGCCGATTCAATCACCGTCCGCAAGTCGATCTACGACTGGTACCGCAGCGTGCTCTACACGCGCCTGCAGCAGGACTCGGTGCTGGTGCTGATGATGACCCGCTGGCACGTCGATGACCTGGCCGGCACCCTGATCCGCGAGCAGCCGCAGGAGCAGTGGGAGGTCATCAACCTCCCGGCGCTCGCCGAGGACGGCGACGCACTCGGCCGAGAGGTCGGCGAGCCGCTTGTGCCCGAACGGTTCGACCTGCAGCGGCTGCTGCAGATCCGCGCCACCCTCGGCGGCGGCGATGCCCGCGACTGGCTCGCGCTGTACCAGCAGCGCCCGGTCGCCGAGGGCGGCGGCGAGTTCAAGGACGCCTGGCTGCAGTTCTACGCCAACGTCAACGGCGGGCGCGGCATGACCAAGGTCATCCTCGTCGATCCGGCATCCGGCCGGCGCGCGAAGGAGGAGAACGACTTCACCGCGATCGCCGTCGTCGGGCTGGGCGCCGACAGCAACTACTACCTGCTCGACCTGGTCTACGACCGGCTCAACCTATCCCAGCGCACAGCCGCGCTGTTCCGGCTGCATCGCAAGTACCGGCCCGAGCATCCGGTTCGCTACGAGCACTACGGGATGCAGGCCGACATCGAGCACATTCGCAGCGAACAGGAGCGGCTGCAGTACCGCTTCCCGATCGTCGAGGTCGCAGGCGCGACGCCCAAGCTGCACCGCATCCGCCGCCTGGTGCCGTCGTTCAGCACCGGCCGCTGGTGGCTGCCGAACCAGCTGTGGTACACGAACGTAGCCGGGCAACTGGTCGACCTGGTCAACGAGTTCCGCGAGAACGAGTACAAGCCGTTCCCGGTCGGGCGACACGACCACATCCTTGACGCGCTCGCCAGGCTGTTCGAGCCGAACGAGAAGCAGGACCCGGCGCTCGAGCTCTCGTGGCCGGGCGAGGAGCGGCGCATCGTCGTGATGGAGCCGATGGTCGCGCTGGACGCGACCGTAGGCTACTGACCCCATGGCCGCCGTCCCCGAGTCCGTCCTGCCGCCGCAGGAAGGCGGGGAGCAGGCGCTTTCGCCGGCGGTCCAGCGCCAACTGCGCATCGACGAGTTCGCCGCCCAGCTGGTCAACAAGCGCACGCTCGCCGTGCAGGCGCGTGCCGCATCCGGCGTCGAGCGCCGCTGGGTCGAGGACCTGGACGCCTACCACGGGCGCGACGAGTGGAACCGCCCGCAGGGCATCATCGAGGTCGCGAGCGCCGGCGCCATGGCCGCGCCCCACCAGGCCGAGATGCCCAAGACGGGCGTGCAGCAGGGCGCCAGGTCAACGGTCTACGTCCAACTCACGCGGCAGAAGACCAACACCGCTGCCGCGCGCGTGCAGGAGATGCTGTTCCCGACGGATGAGGCCAACTGGTCGATCCGCCCGACGCCTGTGCCGCAACTCGCCGAGGCGCTCACCGAGCACGCCGACGTGGCCTGGAAGGACGGCGCCACCGGTCAGCCGCTGCCGCACCCGGACGACCCCACCGGCGAGCGCAAGCTGACCGCAGGCGACGTCGCCGCCGAGCGCCTGCGCGCAGCGAACAAGGCCGCCGAGGGCATGGCCAAGCAGATCATGGACCGCCTCGAGGAGTGCGGCTACGTCGGTCACGGGCGCCAGGTCATCATGGACGCCGCCCAACTCGGCACCGGCATCATCCGCGGCCCGGCGGTCACGACCGCGATCAGCAAGACCTGGGCGAAGCACTCCGACGCCACCGGCACCGTGCGGGTGCTGCAGTTCCGGCAGGAGACGCGGCCAGGCAGCTACCGCATCAGCCCGTGGGACTTTTTCCCCGACCCGGCGTGCGGCGAGTCGATCCAGGAGGGGTCGCACGTCTGGGAGCGCGAGTTCGTCTCGGGCCGCAAGCTGCGCGAGCTCGCGCGCACCGAGGGATTCGACCGGCGCGCGATCAACGAGTGCCTGCGCGAGGGGCCGCAGCGCGTCACCAGCACCGGGTCGTCGCACTACGAGCAGGCGCGCGCCGGCGACGGCTACGGCGACACCGCGTTTCGCAACTTCACCGATTCGCGCTTCGAGCTCTGGACGTTCGTGGGCGAGGTCGACCGCGAGGACCTCGAGGCCGTCGGCGTCGAGATCCCCGACGAGTTGGGCGAGCTCTACTCGCTGTCGGCGATCGTCGTCATGTGCAACGACCGCGCCATCAAGGTCGCGCTCAACCCCATGGACGGCGGTGACCTCCCCTACGACGTGTTCGTGTGGGAGCGGGTGTCCCTGTCCCCGTGGGGCGTCGGCATCCCCTACCTCATGCGCTACGCCCAGCGCACGATCAACGCCGGCTGGCGCGCGCTGCTGGACAACATGGGCGCGAGCTCCGGCGTGCAGCTGATCATGTCCGAGGACGTTCTGCCGGCCGACGGCAACTGGGCGATCGTCGGGCGCAAGCTGTGGCGCGCACCCAAGGGCGTCGACGTCGACAAGGCGTTCCGAGCCGCCGAAATCCCGTCGCGCCAGGCGGACCTGCAAGCGGTCATCCGCCTCGCGATGGAGTTCGCCGACGCCGAGACGGCGCTGCCGCAGATCGCCCAGGGCGAGCAGGGCACCGCGCCCGACACCGTCGGCGGCATGACGCTGCTGATGAACGCGGCCAACACGGTGCTCAAGCGCCTGGCACGCCAGTTCGACGAGCTCATCACCAAGCCGCACATCCGCCGGTACTACGACTGGGAGATGCAGCACAACCCGGACGAGTCGATCAAGGGCGACTACGAGGTGGCCGCGCGCGGGTCCAGCGCGCTGGTCGAGCGCGACATCCGCACCCAGTCGATGACCGAGGTGGTCGCCGCGGCCACGCACCCGGTATTCGGGCTGTTCCTCGACCACAAGAAGCTGTTCCGGTCCTACCTCGAGTCGAAGAAGGTCGACCCGGATAGCGTGATGCGCTCCGACACCGAGATCGCCCAGGCGCTGCAGGCGCAGGCCAAGGCCGGCCCGCCCAAGTCGCCGCAGGAGAAGGTCGCCGAGATCCGCGCCCAGGCCGACGTGGCGAAGATGAAGATCGACACCGAATCCGAGGCGACGAACGAGCGCCTGCGCCAGGAGAACGCGCAGCGCGATCGGGACTCGGACCTGACGCTCAAGCTGCTGGACTACCGCACCAAGGTGCTCGACTACATCGAGCAGCGCGGGCTGACGCTCGAGCAGTTCAAGCAGGAGATGTCGATGTTCGTGCTCGACAAGCAGTTCGAGCGCGAGGAGCGCGCGCTGGACCGCGAGACGCAGCGCATCGAAGGCGTTGCGTCGCGCACTCACGACGCCAACAAGGAGGCGTTCCGCGCCTCGACCAAACCCGAACCCAAGAAGGCTTGACCCATGGGCGCCGCAACGATCAACAACCAGCCCGGCGGGGCGCAGACGGTCCGCACCGCGACCTGGACGCTGACCCAGGGCGATGCCACCGGCACCGCGATCGGGCCGGATTGGGCCGACTGGGCCGACCGCACCGTGCAGTTCACCGGCACCGTCGGCGCCGCGACGATGGTGCTGCAGGGGTCCAACGACGGGACCAACTTCCAGACGCTGAACACCCCCGACGGCACGGCGATCAGCGGCACCGCGCTGTCGCTGCGCCAGGTGCTGGAGAACCCGCTGTACGTGCGCCCCGTCGTGACCGGCGCCGACGGCACGACCAATGTCGTGTGCGTGCTCGCCTGCAAGCGCCCGACCCTCGGGAGGATGTGAGATGGCCGAATTCGCGAACGACCTCGAGGCCCGCGCCGCCGAGCGGTGGGGACTGAGCGCCGACCAATGGCTGGAGCTCGACCCCGCCGACCGCGCCCAGCGCGTCGCGGACGAGGCCAGCGCCGATTCCGTGGCCCCGGACGCACCCGAACCGGCCGACGCCTCTCCTCCGTCGTCCCTCCCTGAAGTCGGGTCGGATGCTCCGGTGGCCGCGGAACCCTCTGCCGAGTTCCCCGAGGACGACCCGGTCGAGGACCTGGTCATCGTCCAGCCGGTGCCGGTGCCCGCCCCGCCGTCGATCCCGGTGCCGTCGGCGTCCGACCTGGACGCTGCCGCGCTCACGATGGAGCGGATGCTCAAGCAGCAATCGGGGCTGCTGGCCGCGGCGCAGGCGCTGCAGTCCGTCTCTGCCGCGCAGCGCATGGTCGACGAGCGTCTCGCGATGCTGGGCGACCTGAACGAGCGCATCGCCGAGGCGCGGCGCCGCTCCGAGCAAGCCGCGGCCGTCGTGCGCCAGGCGAGCGAGCAGGCCCGCGCCGTCGTGCAGGACGCGCTCGAGCAGGCCAAGGTCACGCGCGAGGACGCCGAGCGCGAGGCGACCGAGATCCGCGAGACGGCCCGTCGCACCGTCTCCGAAGCGCGCGACCAGGCGCGCATCGAACGCGACGAGATCGTCGGCCGCGCGCTCCGCGAGCGCGACTCCGCCCGCTCCGAGGTGGCCGGCCTGGGCCAGCAGGCCGACGCGGCCCGGCAGCGCCTCGCCGCCGCGCAGGACGAGCTCGCCGCGGTCGAGGGCCGCATCGCCGCGGCCAAGGCCAAGATGGCCGAAATGCTGGGAGGCTGACCGATGCCGAAGTCGACAACCTTCGCGGACGACGTTCTGAATCTGATCTACCGCGCCGTCGCGATCGCCGACCTGGCCGAGAACGACGCGACCTCGCCGCTCACCTCGATCTACGTCAGCCTGCACACCGCGGACCCAGGAGTGGGCGGCGCGCAGACCACGAACGAGGCCACCTACGGAGCCTACGCGCGCCTCGCGATCGCACGCAGCGGCGCCGGCTGGACCGCGTCGTCCGGCGGGTCGATCGACAACGCTGCCCTGGCGCAGTTCGTCGAATGCACCAGCGGCAGCAACGTGATCACCCATGTGGCCACGGGCACCCTGTCGTCAGGCGCCGGCAAGGTGCTGCACGCGGGCGCGCTTTCGGCATCGCGCACCGTCACGGCTGGCATTCAGCCCCAGTTCGCGATCGGCGCGCTGGTCATCACGGAGTCCTGACCGTGTATCAGTGC